TATTGAACTTTTTGGACGAGGGTTTTCGCATTGGAGTATGTTTTTTCTTGGTGCATTATGCTTCATATCCTATGGGTTAATAAATGAAGTTATACCATGGGGTATGCCGATATGGTTACAAATGCTTATCGGTGCAGTTATAACAACCATACTGGAGCTTATAGTCGGGTACATAGTAAATATGAAGCTTGGTTGGAACGTGTGGGATTATTCAGACGTTCCTTTTAATTTTAAAGGTCAAATTTGCCCTCAATTTAGTTTCATATGGTTTTGGCTTTCGGGTGTAGGAATTGTACTTGATGATTATTTAAGACATTGGTTTTTCGGCGAGGAAAAGCCACATTATACAATTTGGAGGTGGGGGTAATAGTACAAATTATAGTTAATAAAAAAACAGAGAACGACAAAAAGAAAAAAGAATTTACTAAAACGGCATATAAATTTAACGTTGCTTTTGTTGTTTTTATAACTTTATTATCATTTGCTCTTATGGTGTATTCGGCCTTCACTGACCACATTGATATTACAGCTATTGCGTACATAGTCCCTCCAGCTTGGATAGAAGTCGGTGCTTTTTCTGGTTTTTATATTTGGAAAGCAAAGCATGAGAATTTATCAAAAGCTCTGTATGGAGATTTTACAAAAGAAAAACAAGAAATAGAAACGACGGAGGATTGTAACAATTATGGAGAAATTTCAAAATGATTTTATTAATAAAATCGCGCCATTAGCGGTTAAGGGCGGACAAGCCCATGATGTATGCACAAGCATGACAATTGCACAAGCTATTCTTGAGAGTGGCTGGGGGCAACATTGTATCGGAGGGTTTGCATTATTTGGAGTCAAGGGCATTGGGCTTGAAGTCATGACCACTGAATTTGAAAAAGGAGAGTTTGTCAATAAACCCGATTCGTTTGAGGTTTATAACAGTTATGCTGAAAGTTTTGCTGGATATTATGCGTTCCTCGAACGAAACCCTAGATATCGTAAACACGGCGTGTTTGGGGAATGGGATTATAGGAAAGCTTGCCAAAATATCAAAAATGCTGGCTACGCAACGGACCCAAACTACGTTAAAAAATTAGTAGGTATTATAGAAGGTTATGGACTTGCTAAGTACGATAAAAAGACGAACAGCGTAGTCACAATTCCACAACCAGTTTCCAAATCATCTAATATCCGAATTGGCTCAAAGGTTAAAGTCAAGCAAGGAGCACGAGATATGAATACTCACGGTACACTTGCTAGTTTCGTGTATTCTGGTACATACCTTGTACGACAAATCACAGGACAACGGGTAGTGATTGCGCCTAGTATGATTGGAGATGTTACGGCGGCGATTAATATTAAAGATTTGGAGGTGTTATAATGGGTATTAATTGGAAGCAAAAATTAACTTCAAGAAAGTTTTGGGCGGCAGTTATTGGTTTTGTGACCGCGCTGTTGTTTGCGTTTGGAGTTGATGACCCTACAACCGAACAGATCGTGGCATTAATCACCGGTTTGAGTACTCTAGTTGCGTATATTATCGGCGAAGGCTTGGTTGACGGAGCAAGAGTAAACTCGGAAGGAGATAAAAGTGAGTAACGACATCGTAGTAGCGGCTATCGCCTTTATGGGCACTTTTATTGGCACAATTGGCGGTATTATAACAACGTCAAAATTGACTTGTTATCGCATTGAACAGCTTGAAAAGAAAGTCGATAAGCATAATAATTTTGCTTCGCGAATGCCTTTGGTAGAAAAAGACATCGAAAATATTAACGACAGACTGGATGATTTAGAAAAGTAGTACGTAGTACTCCGATGTATATAATATTAGTTTATTCATTGACTATTCCTACATTTTAGAGGATTAAGTCCTGTCTTTTCTGGGTTTCATGTTTCCGTTGAAGAAACGACTAAGAGTGTATAATTATTAAAGACTCAAGTATTATATAGGTTTATTGATGTGGTTAAAAGTGCTTAAAATGGATAAAATGTATATAATTCATGCATTATTCCTACACTACTCATACACTCATATTCCTACACTGAAAACCGCCTCGTGGTATTTATTTCGTCATAATGGCGACTAATACTACTTGGCGGTTTTATTTTTTTTTTGAGTATATTTTTTACATCTTATTTTATTTTTTCAATTTCATTTTTTAACCAATTAGGGTCTCTCTTAGTATAAACTTTTTCAGTAATATCGTTAATTGCATGTCCCACTATGTATTTTATAGCATATTCGTCAACATTGTGTTTTTTAGCCATAGTTACAAAGTGCATTCTTCCGTCATGCGCTCTATGTTGTGGATTAAGTTTTAAACCATCTCTAATCTTGATAAATCGTTTTTGATATTTATCATAAGTAAACATAATACTACTACGATGTGTATTAGCATCAGTACAGTTTATAAGATATTCACTACCAAGTTCCAGAGCCTCTTGGTACCTCTTTTGCACCAAAGGTCTAATTTTTGAATGAATGGGCACAACCCTATCTGTTCCAGCGTCAGTTTTCATACCGCCTATAAACGTTCCATCATCTAAATTTACATTATCAAGTTTTATTAAACCCAGTTCTTGGGGTCTCCATCCAGAAAAACATTGTATAAGAATAACATCTGCGTACTGTATTTTTTCAACGTTTTCCCATAAAAGTTGGATTTCGGCGTCGGTAAACGGGATATGTCCTCGCTTAGCATCCTCTTTTTCCTTTATAATATCATCGGACACATTGAATGTTCTCGAATAATTTTTATCAACAATTTCAAATTCCAACGCATAATCCATCATGAGATTAAACACAGATTTTATTCTAGATTTCATTCCAGCAGTTGGATGACGTTCTTTCCCTTTGATTATAGCAGTTCCTTCATCCATGCAACCCTTAATGTGTCTTGCTCTTAAATCTGACGCTCTCATATCATATACTGCTGAACAATATACCCATGCAGAAATTATTGTACGGACACTTGAGTCGGAGTTAAGAGTTTTAAAGTATTCTTCTGTCCAATTATCGTACAATTGCTGTACCGTCATAGCGGGCTCTAAGTCATATGGGCTTTTGTTATACTCCACTAAAGCCATATAAGCCTCATTGTATGTTTGGAAGTATGATTCAGGTTTTAATGGTTTACAAATAGGTCTCCCTGTAGAAGTCTTTCCTACCGTGACCATAGCTCTAAAGGAATTTCGGAGGTTTCTATTTTTAATTTCGCTTATTTGACCAAATCCGTTCGGTAGCCGTCTTCTTTTATTAGTTTTACGAATTTTGCGTGGCGTTACACTAGGTTGCAATGGGTACCCACAGTGAGGGCAAGATATTGCTTTGTCACTGACTTGTAGCTCGCATTCCGAACATTTTAACAACATATTTTTCTCCTAAAATAATTTCTTTGTTTTTAAATAATCATAAAACATAATGTAGGAATTGTCAACTCCTACACTAGTAAGTTTTTAACCTAGATTAAAATGAGGCGATATACATAATTAACATTGACGAATTTAACTGTCCTAATTGCGGTGGAAATTTAAAATATTATGATAGTGTTAAAAGAATTGTACGAACGAAAAGAAGGCGCACGACAAAAGTCATTATACGTAGATTACGTTGCCGTTGCTGTGGAGCAGTTCATAGAGAACTACCGGACTACATATTACCATATAAACAATATGAAAGTGAAATAATACAAGGTGTACTGGAGGGTTTAATATGTTCGGATACACTTGGTTTTGAGGATTATCCTTGTGATATTACTATGGCTCGTTGGCGATTACAAAAAATAAAGGTAATAAAATAAGAATTTTTATCCACTTAAGTTGTTTTTACAAATAGCAGATATTATCCTAGAATAGTATCTGGAAGGAGGTAAGAGCAAATGTACGATAATTTTATTACTGGGTCAGTCCCAGTCTCAATAGCGGCAAGAGTATACGGGAAAGACGCATCTTGGATTAGGGCTGGCATCATATCGGGGTGGCTACCAATTGGTAAAGCAACTAGAAACGGAGAACTCGTAACAAAAATTGAGGATATGAACTCAAAACTTGGAAGGATTAACTTTTATATCTCACCAAAACTTTTGTGGGAAGAAACGGGTTATTTATGGAAAGGAGAGAAGTATTAATATGGCCACTACTATAAGATCAGAGTTGTCGGAGAAAAATGAATACTGGATTGAGAAACATCGTTATTATGAATTAAGACATTTTTGTCTTCAGTACCCAATCTGGAAAAAGGCTTATAATTCAATTGATGGTATGAGCAAAAGGTCTGTCGACTTAACAACTAGGTCAAAAAACAATTTAATTAATAGCCCAACCGATAAGTGCGTAGACGCACTACTATTTTATTCCGATAGGATGAAATTAGTCGAACAAGCTGCAATAGAAACAGACCCAATTTTACATAGTTATATTCTAAATGCAGTAACTTGTGGGGTTTCATACAATCACTTAAAAACCAAATTAGAAATACCTTGCTGTAAAGATGTTTATTACAAATTATACAGACGTTTCTTTTGGATACTTAACAAGACGCGAAATTAATAAAACCTATAATGACAGAGTCCTAACAAGGGCTCTTTCTTTTTTAATCTAGATTAAAAATCAGCACGTGGGTTACCGAAAAATGTGTTATTTTTATAAAGGAAAAAATATCCCACGCACAAATAACAACTTCTATTATGGGAAGCCAATAAATATTTTTGAAAGGAGAAATAAAAATGGATGATGAAATCAAGAAGATGTTGGAGGATGAGATAAAAGCAGAAATTCAAAATTTATCCACCTTAAAATCCGGAAGCGATGAGAAAAAGGCAGCAATAGCAAATCTATCTGCTCTATACCAATTAAGAATGGAGGACGTTAATGCTGAATTGAACTATTTGGATAAATGCAATAAATGTGCAGATCTAGGTAACCAATTAGCAGAACGTGCTAAAGACCGATATTTTAGGTTGGGAATAGAAGCAGCGGGTATTGTATTGCCGTTAATTTTCTATGCTACATGGATGCGTAAGGGATTTAAGTTTGAAGAAACTGGTACTTATACTTCGACGACATTTAAAGGTTTGTTTAACAGATTTAAACCAACAAATAAAAATTAGAAGCAACTCAAAACGGATGAGATCGTGTAATTTACATGGTCTCTTCGTTTTTCACGTGAAATTTACAAGGTATATTATAGAGAAAGGAGATTTTAAAGAGCTCTTTTATCTCTTTACTTAATAAAGAAAGTATTATATAATTTATGTAATATCTTTCAAATTAATAGGAGGTAATATTTTATGAGCAAAGAAAACGACTATAATCAACACGAAGAGTACTTTTGTGATGATTGTGGATGCAAAATGAATTACATAGGCGGTTTATTAGATTGGGAATGTCCTAATTGTGGAGCCGAAGGGTGTCTTGAATATGATTCTGTGAATAAAGAGTTTTATGTGAAGCTTGCTACATCATATGACTACGAAGAAATATATTCAGACCCAGAGGGGAATAAACCCGAATGCTGTATCGCGTGCGGAGGACCTTACCCAAACTGCATGATCAGTTGTAAAATATTTGACGATTAAATTTATTATAAGATGGAGTCCTAACAAGGGCTCTTTCTTTTTTGGAGATAATTATGAGACATCATTATAAAAAACCACATATTTATTTATCAATGTACGGAAAACTGTATACGTGTGAACATCCGGTTTACGGTCAATGTACTTTATTTAAAATAGATAAAAAAGGATTAGCAATTATACAACAGCGATTTAATCCGGATACAAAAAGCACATGGTGGGGCGAAGTAGACCCGTGGTTAACCGACGATTTATATTTACATCCGAGATTCAAGGAGTATTTTGATAATCGTGCTAAAAAGTGTACGGATGGTTTATATCCTACAGTTACAATTAGACAAATTATGTGGGGTTTAAAAATGAAACCAATTAAGCGTGAGCGTTGGGAGACGGTTTTTGACAGGAGGGATATCTGAGCGCGAAATTTACAAGTACTATTATGAAAGAGGATTATATGACGGATCGGTATAATCTGAGAAAGGTATGTATAACTTGAAGGTTTAGCGAACAGCTATCGAGGGACGTTAGTACATTTAATGGTTAATTATGTGAGCCGCCTCTCTTTCTTTTTTTTTTTTACGCTAAATTTGCATCTTCTATTATGGAAATAAAAATTTGAAAGGATGTTTAAATTATGAAAAAAGAGCAGGTTATTTACATAATCGGAGGGGGGCTTATAGGAGCTATCGGACTAGCTACCACTTGGTATGCGGGACGAAAAAGCTACAAACAAGGCTTAAACGACGGATGGGATAATTGTGTTGTAATGCAAAATTTTACAAACGAAATGCAAAAATTTATAGGTCAAAAGACAGAGTCCTAACAAGGGCTCTTTCTTTTTTTACGCGAAATTTACAAGTACTATTATGAAAGAGTAGTTTTGCTGGGCTACCGCTAATAGCGTAAGTAGGTTCGATTCCTACACTCTTTTTTTTATTCTGAAAGGAGAATGAACATGAACAAATGGTCAAACATAAACGGGATGCTTAGTAATAAAAACTCGTTTATAAAAAGGAACTCCCCTACTATTTTAACTTGTATTAGTGCCGTTGGGGTGTTAGTAACCACAGTGCTAGCTGTAAAATCTACCCCTAAAGCGGTAGAGTTAATTAAACGCGATAGCAGAATTAATCACGACGGAGATCCGTACGCTTTTACAAAAAAAGAAGTGGTACAATCATGTTGGAAATGTTATATACCAACAACGGTTATAGGTTTATCGACTATTTTATGTATATTTGGAGCTAATGTTCTGAATAAACGTAGTCAAGCTTCATTAGTAAGTGCTTATTCATTGCTTAACGAATCGTACCAAAAATACAGAAAAGCCGCTAAAAAAGTATATGGGGAAGATGCAGATTCAAAAATATCAGCACAAGCGGCTAAAGATATATATGTTTCGGCTGATGGTTATCATACGTATGACCCGAACATAGACGAAAGTGAAAAAATATTATTCTTTGACAATTATTCTGGACGATATTTTACTTCTACCATGGCATCAGTTATAAATGCTCAATATCATTTTAACAGAAATTTAGCCTTAAGAGGCGACGCATATTTAAATGAGTTTTATACTTTTCTAGGTATAGAACCAATTGACCGTGGAGAAGTATTTGGGTGGTCTATAGATGACCTTATGGCCGGAGGGGTTATGTGGTTAGATTTTGAAAATCGACTTGTCACTATGGATGACGGAATGGAGTGTTATATAGTATCTGCATTATGGGACCCTATTGATTTATTGTTATTGGAGGAAGAGTAAACACCACGCGAAATACACAACGTCTATTATGGAAGGAGTGATTATAAATGAATACTAAAATTATTAAAATTCTTGGATTTGCCGCTACGGCAGTTGGGATGGCAGCAACGTTGGTAACCGATTGGGTGAACGACAAAAAAATGGATGAAAAAATTGAGGCAAAAGTTAATCAAGCTATTTCTGAACATGACAAAGAAGAGTCTTAACAAGGACTCTTCTTTTTAGGAAGATGGTTATATTTGAAAGGAGAATATAAAATGAATGGTTTTAAAAAAATTACTATTTTTATCATTGGTACGGTTATTGGGTTTATAACGGGCGGGGTTATTATCACAAAAACTGCTTTGAAATCTGATATCATACGCAAAAGCGTTATCAATGTGATTTCTAATAAATTTATAGTTTTGGTTTACGGAAATAATAAGCCAAAAAATTTAAGTTATCGGGATGGACGTGTGCGGTATAGAGATATGCAGGACCAAAAACCCACCAATAGACGAGGCTTTAATTGTGAGGACATTATCTTTGAAAGCCAAAGAGACGCGGAGTTGGTTATAGATGCAATGTCTAAAATAATAAGCCAATACGGAGTAGTAAGCGTAGGAGACCTGTACGACCTTGCCCATATATCCACTGATAACTACACGGCAAATAAGTATGGTTGGACTAACCTCAATGATATAAATCTAGTTAGAACAAGGGCTGGGTATCGAATAAAACTACTTAAACCAACCCTTCTTAAATAATAATGAGTGAAATAATAATGAATGAAATAGTAACAATAACAATTATGAATTATTTAGACGAGCATCTCTTTGAACCTCGACGCAGCTGGCCAAAAACCGAATTTAATCGCCGTTCGTATTCTAGATGGGCGGTTGAGGAAATACTTGAATTATTAATTAATGACCCGTTAACTGATCCGTTCATAATTATCAGCCATTTTGAAGATAGGATGATTCATTATTCGTTGTTATCAAAGACTAAAGAATGTCGATATATATTTGAAATTGCGGTTGATGTATGCGAGGATATATTGAGCTTTATTTAAAGGAGTTAACTGTAATGTCTAGTGACCAAATAATACTTATCATACAAGAACAAGTTTATGATATTGATATTTCGGAATACTCCTATAACAATAAAAAAAATGGTCTTTTTGACGAGAAATCATGCTTGTTATGGACAGCGGACGAATTAACACAATATATATTAGCCCGCCCCAATAAAGAACCGATAGAAACGGTTGAGGATTTTTATATAAAGATACAAACGTTGGTCTACAAACCAAAATATAAGAACATGTTTAAAATGGCGCTAAATTTGTGCGAAAATGTTATTGATATTTGTAATGATATTGAAAAGTCAGATTGTTAAAAATTATTTTTGAAAGGAACGTAAAAATATGGGAAAATTATATTTTTCAGGCGTTGTTAAGCGGGTACAAGCCTCCGTGAACAAACATAGTCCTGAAATTCTTACCGGTATAGGTATCGCCGGAATGATTGCTACTACTATTATGGCTGTAAAAGCAACCCCAAAAGCCCTCATACTTATCGATAATAAGAAAAAGGACGACCTCGTTGACAGACTTACACCGGTAGAAACTGTTAAAACTACATGGAAATGTTATATTCCGTCGGTTATAACTGGGGGGTTATCTATCGCCTGTTTAATAGGGGCTAGTTCAACAAACGCAAGACGCAACGCAGCGTTAGCTACCGCTTACACTCTTTCTGAAACCGCGTTAAAAGATTATCGAGGTAAGGTGGTTGAGACACTTGGAGAGAAAAAAGAAAAGACTATTCGGGACGCTATCGCTAAAGACCAGCTAAATCAAAACCCAGTTAATAATAAAGAAGTTATTATTACTAAAAAAGGCGATATGTTGTGTTATGACGCCTTATCAGGAAGATATTTTAAAGCCGACATTGACGCTCTTAAAAAAGCCGAAAACGAATTAAACAGACAAATGATGAATGAATCATATGTATCATTAAATGATTTATATTATTTACTTGATTTAGACAACACGAATATTGGTTATGACCTTGGTTGGAATATAAACAAAGGTTTTATTAATTTGGATTTTAGTTCCCAATTGGCTACCGATGGGACACCGTGTCTTGTTATTAATTATAGTGTGGAGCCTCGATATGATTACGCACGATATTAAATAATACGCGAAATTCACATCTTCTATTATGGAGAACATTATTAAAAATTTTCTAAATTTGAAAGGGGAAATTAAAATGGAAACTATGGAAATCATGACAAACAACGAGGTTATTGAAACTGCGGAGGAAATTGTAAATGCGGGTTCTGGAAAAGCAATGAAAGTTGCTGGCGTTATAGGATTAGCAACGCTTGGAGGTATATTTACTTACAAGTTTGTTGTTAAACCTATAACAACTAAACTTAAGGCTAGAAAGAACGAAAATTGCGAACCTGACGAAGTTGAAGACGTTGATTATGATGAAGTTGACAACGAAAATGACGAATAAGAAAGTTTAGTTCTTATGGTGGAAAGTATCTGTAACAAGGTACTTTCCATTTTTATTTTTAAAAAGAAGGAATGTTTATGAATAAATATTTATATGACGGCCCAGTTTTGGAATTTGAAAAGTGTATTACCAACAGATGGACGGCTTCTACTTATGCCGCTTCTGAAAAAAAAGCTTTAAGTAATCTTAATTTTCAATTTAAAAAGAACAATAACAAATCCGTTAATTCAAAAATAACGTTACCTGGAAAACTAATTTCGGTTTAATGAAAGGATTTTATAGCATGGAAGATTATAAACCAAATTCTCATAAATCAAAAGAAGAGTTTTTACCTGAAAAGAAAATACAGAAAGTTATTTCTGGCACCGCAAAAACCAAAAAAAAAGGCGGTCTACAAAAAATTACAGACGTGTTTATTTCTAAAGACGTTGAAAACGTAAAATCATATGTTATTTTGGACGTTTTAGTCCCAGCTATTAAAAAAGCCGTTTCTGATATAGTGACTAATGGTATTGATATGATTCTGTATGGCGAGACTGGTAAAACCAAAAAAAATACAGTAGCATCAAAAGTGTCATACCGAAGTTTTTATGAATCGGACAATGATCGTAGATATAATTACAGTTCGCCGTCAACTAGACGAGGCTTTGATTGTGAGGACATTCTCTTTGAAAGTCGCGGGGATGCTGAGTTAGTTCTAGACGCAATGTCTGAAATTATAAGTCAATATGGTGTTGTAAGCGTAGGAGACCTGTACGACCTTGCACATATATCCACCGATAACTACACGGCAAATAAGTATGGCTGGACTAACATTAGTAGGTGTCTTCCTGTCAGAACTCGTGATGGGTATATACTCAAAATGCCAAAAGCTATGCCAATAAACTAAAATTAAAGGAGAAATAATTAATTATGAAAGATGTAAAAATCGTAAACTCCGTTAAATCTTCAATTGGAAAAATGGGGTTCAAACTCAAAAAACACAGTCCTGAAATTCTTATCGTCGCAGGAGTTGTAGGAACAGTCGTAAGCACAGTTATGGCTTGTAAAGCTACGACAAAAGTTAGCGAAATTCTAGAAAATACTAAATCTGATATAAAGTCAATACATGACTGTCAATCAAATACTGCTTTGGCCGAACAATACACTGAAAAAGACGCAAAAAAAGATTTAACTATTGTTTATGCTCAAACAGGCTTAAAATTTGTGAAGCTTTATGCTCCAGCGGTCGCTCTTGGCGTACTGTCAATTAGCAGCATGTTAATATCAAATAACATATTGCGTAAGCGTAATATGGCTCTTGCGGCTGCTTACGCTACCGTTAATAAGAGCTTCAAGGAATACCGCGAAAACGTTGTTAATAGATTTGGGGGGCAAGTCGACAAGGAACTTAAATATAATTTAAAAGCTAAAAAAGTTGGGGGCACTGAAATTGACCCCGAAACCGGTAAAGAAAAGAAAATCACAAAAACAATCAACGTTACTAATGGTTTAAGTGATTATGCTTGTGTTTTTGACAAGAGTAGCAGTTATTGGGATGACGTTATGGATTATAACGCTATGTTTTTGAAAGCCCAACAAAGTCACGCTAATAATAAACTAAAAGCAAACGGTTACTTGTTTCTGAATGACGTTCTTGACGGGTTGGATATTCCTCGAACAAAGGCTGGACAAATTGTTGGGTGGGTCTATGATCCCAAAAATCCAAATGGAGATAATTTTGTTGATTTTGGGATGTTTGAGACTTATATTGAGGACGGTTACGGAGAACTTGAACCGGTGGTTGTTCTTGATTTCAATGTTGACGGAAACGTATTGGATTTAATGTAAATAAAAGGGTCAAAATTATTAACCACTCTTAACTTTTAATAAAGCTTAGGGTGGTTACCATTTAGGAAGGAGATAAGACTATGAACAACGCATTAACATTTGTATCTTGTACATTAGCAGCTTTGGCTGGTATATGTTTTATAGGTGGTATGGCGGTTTTATCCGGTGGAAAAGGGTGACAGAGGTGGATCAATTGGAAAATTTTATATGTAGCGTTGACTATATGTTAAATACAAAGCGAAAAAGACACATTACTGGCGGGATTCTTTTAAGTATTTCCATGTTGTTAGGAGGATTAGCCTTAACGGTAATGACTATCAAGAACGGAGAATGTAATAATGAACAGTAAAATCACAAATGCCATGATATTTATATTAGGTGTTGCTACTGGCTCAGCTGTAACTTGGCAATACATAAAAAAAAAGTATGAGCAATTGACTCAAGAAGAAATCAATTCCGTAAAAGAAACTTTTTCTAGCGCATCCCAGTTAAAAGAGTATGTTAACCCCCAATATGGGATAGCATCTTCTAAAGCTGAAAAACCCGATATTTCAACGTATCTTAATAAGATACAAGAAAATGGGTACACCGATTATTCAAACATTAATTCTGTTAAGAAAAATGAGACTCCGATTTCACACGTTAAGTCTCCGTACACAATTTCCCCAGATGAGTTTGGGGAAAACGAAGATTATGACACTATCAGTTTAATGTATTACGCAGACAAAATTCTTGCTGACGAGGACGACGAAATTGTTCAAGATATCGCTGATAAAATTGGCTACGAATCATTAACCACATTCGGCGAATATGAAGACGACGCGGTATTTGTTCGAAACGACACACTAAAGTGTGATTATGAAATACTCTTAGACCAAAGGACTTATAGTGACGTTACTGACAGGAAACCGCATGACTTAATAAACTAAATGTTTTATATTTTACGAGAAAGGAGGAATGCTTATAAATTATTTTAAATGGATGCTTAGTAAGGTTTGTGGTAAAAAACACATAATATATTCTTCTCTTTTAAAAACATTACACGATGCTGAATTTATTTATATATTGGACCGAGATTGTAATCGAGCTGAAGATGGTATAGATCTTAGAAGAAGATTTGTGTATGAGAATAATTATGTTGGTTCGGATGTTATTTTTGAAATGAATAGTAATCCTTGTAGTGTTTTAGAAATGATGGTAGCCCTTGCAATTCGCTGCGAAGAAAACATCATGACTGACCCAGACGTCGGAAACAGGACCAGTTTATGGTTTTGGGATATGATATCAAATTTAGGACTGGGGAACATGACCGACGACAATTTTAGTTTTGATTATATAGACAACGTGCTTTCGACATTCTTATATAGACAATATAAAAGAAACGGTGAAGGTGGTTTATTCAAGGTGAAATATTGTACAGTAGATTTAAGAAATGTCGAAATTTGGTATCAAATGTGTTGGTATTTAGACGATATTTTAGAACAAGGAGAAATTTATGAGTCATAATGAAGTTTATAAATGGTTTGAACTGTATTTTCCATGTTATTCTGGCGATAAAGTGTCTGCGTGGTTTCCGAATGGAAAAAACTGCATTAGAGTTAGACAGTCAAATGGTCAAGAATTTATATTTACCCATGATGGTAATAAATTCTTAAAATTTGAATCTATAGAAAGCTACTTAAAATCAATGAAGGGAGTTGGTTGCGATGGATAAAATAATTAGCGTAATAACATCAAACCAATTAAGCATTTTCAACAAAACCGTTAAAAATTCAGAATCTATTAATAAACTATATTTAGTTACGATTGGAATTGCGGTGTACACAATTCTCAATAATGCTGAAATTAAGCGTTTAAAAGCTGAAAATAAGAAATTAACCAAAGCTATTGAGGAGTTAAGGACAACAAAAGGAGACTAAGGTGTAATGATAGACTTTTTACTGATTTCAACACGTAGTGCAAAGCGTGGAACAATAGAAATCTATCCTAAATTTATCATCAAAAAAAGCTCTGACCTTATGATTAGGGGTGGGGATTTTTATGCTATCTGGATTGAGGAACGTGGTTTATGGTCTACGGACGAACAAGATGCCTTACAGCTTATAGACCGAGAATTAGAAAAGTATGCTGCTGAAAATAAAAGCAAATTTGATTCCCACGTTAAAGTTCTGCATATGTGGGACGCAGAAACAGGGATGATAGATTCTTGGCATAAATACTGTCAAAAACAAATGAGAGACTCGTTCCATATGCTTGATGAAAAACTCGTGTTTTCAAATAACATCACCAATAAAAAAGACTACGCCAGTAAAAAGCTTAGTTATCCACTAGAAACCGGTGATTTATCCGCTTACGAAAAATTAATGTCTACTCTTTATTCGGTTGAGGAGCGTCATAAAATTGAATGGGCTATAGGTTCTATTATATCTGGAGAATCTAAAAAACTACAAAAATTTATGGTTCTATATGGGGCAGCTGGTACTGGTAAATCAACAGTTCTTAATATTATTCAACAATTATTTGAAGGGTATTATTCAGTATTTGACGCTAGGGCACTTGGGTCTTCAAGTAATTCGTTTGCTCTTGAAGCATTTAAGACAAACCCTCTAGTAGCCATTCAACACGACGGTGATTTATCTAGAATTGAAGATAACACCAGACTCAATAGTCTCGTTTCTCATGAATTAATGACCGTTAACGAAAAATTTAAATCTGCGTATTCTAATAGTTTTAAAAGCTTCTTATTTTTAGGAACCAACAAGCCTGTAAAAATAACCGACGCAAAATCAGGTCTTATACGTCGATTAATCGACGTGTCGCCTTCTGGTAATAAGTTAAGTCAAAAAGAATATAAAACGGTTATAAACCAAGTTGGTTTTGAGCTTGGCGCTATAGCTAATTATTGTTTAAACGTATACCTAGATAACCCTTGTAAATATGATGATTATATACCAATATCTATGCTTGGGGCGTCTAATGATTTCTATAATTTTATATTAGACGCATATTATGTGTTTAAAAAAGAAGATGGCACGACACTCAAAGCTTCTTGGGAAATGTATAAGACATATTGTGACGAAGCAAAGGTTTCTTTTCCGTATTCACAACGCATATTTAAAGAGGAACTTAAAAATTACTTTTTGGATTATAAAGAGCGATTTAATTTTGAAGATGGTACTAGAGTCAGGAGTTATTATACCGGTTTCAGAACTGAAAAATTTGAGCCAGAATCCAAGTTGTCGGAAAAAACCCTAAACAAAGACCCACTCAATGTAATTACATTTACGGAGGTAGTTTCTATATTTGATAATGTTTGCTCCGATTGTATGGCTCAATACGCGAACGAGTACGAAACCCCATCTAAAAAATGGGACAACATAAATACCACTCTATCGAAATTAGACACCTCTAAACTTCATTATGTAAAGGTTCCGGAAAATCATATAGTTATTGATTTTGATATTCCAGATGAAGCCGGTAATAAAAATTTTGATAAAAACCTTAGGGAGGCTAGTAAATGGCCTCCTACATACGCCGAGCTTAGTAAGAGCGGCGCAGGGATACATCTTCATTATATTTATACAGGAGATGTGTCAAAACTTAGTCGTGTATACGACGACCATATAGAAATTAAAATTGCAAGTGGGAATAGTGCATTAAGGCGTAAACTTACAAAATGTAATAACTCACCTATAGCGACTATAAGTTCTGGGTTACCATTGAAAGGAGAAAAAATGGTAAATTTTGAAGGAATTAAAAGCGAAAAAGGGATTCGAACAGTCATAAAAAGAAACCTAAACAAGGAAATACATCCGGGAACCAAACCGAGTATAGATTTCATATATAAAATATTAGACGATGCTTATTCTAGTGGATTAAATTATGATGTTTCAGACATGTATAATATAATTGTGGAGTTTGCTGCTGGGAGTACAAATCAAGCGGACTATTGTTTATCGTTAATCCCAAAAATGAAATTTAAATCGGAAGAATTTTCTGAAAGTATAAGAAATGACGAAGCTAAAATAATTTATTATGATGTTGAAGTATTTCCTAACCTATTTCTTGTTAATTGGAAACTGGAAGGGGCAGAAAAACCAGTTGTTCGAATGATAAATCCAACACCTAGCGAAATTGAAAAATTAATGCAGTTTCGATTAATCGGGTTTAACTGTCGGCGATATGATAATCACATTTTATATGCTAGGCTTATGGGTTATACGAACGAGCAGTTATATACTTTATCACAAAAAATAATTAGTGGTAGCCCAAATTGTTATTTTGGTGAGGCTTATAATGTATCATATACTGATATTTATGATTTTGCTTCTGCTGGAAATAAAAAAAGCTTGAAAAAACTTGAAATTGAAATGGGTATACACCACCAAGAACTAGGTCTTCCATGGAACCAACCTGTTCCAGAAGAACTTTGGATAAAAGTAGCCGAATACTGTGATAACGACGTGTTAGCGACCGAAGCGGCCTTTAATTATTTATCTGCTGACTGGACGGCAAGACAAATTCTAGCAGACTTAGCAGAGATGACAGTCAACGACACTACAAATACCCTAACTACAAAAATCATATTTGACAAGAACCGGAAACCACAAGCTAAGTTTAATTATCGAAATTTAGCCGAACCAGTACTAGACATAGATGACGAAACCTTTGAGTTCCTTGCTGAATCCTTTCCTGTAATGATGCAAAAAACACATGGCGAGGCTAAAAGTTTATTACCTTATTTTCCAGGATATAAATACGAGCGTGGAAAATCAATATATAAAGGTGAAGAGGTTGGCGAGGGTGGTTATGTTCACGCTAAACCTTATGTTTATGGTTTAGTAGCATTATTAGACGTTGTTTCCATGCATCCTCATAGTGCGATGGCAGAGGTATTGTTTGGTGTTGAGTTTACCCGACGATTTAAAGAAATTGTTGATGGTAGAGTAAGTATTAAACATGAAGCATGGGATATTGTTAACACCATGTTAGACGGAAAACTATCGCCTTACGTTCATAAGGTTGTTAATGGCGAAATGTCCTCAAAACAATTAGCAGATGCCTTAAAAACTGCTATTAATTCTGTATATGGTTTAACCTCCGCAAAATTTGAAAATCCGTTTAGAGATACTCGAAACGTTGATAATATTGTGGCTAAACGCGGAGCTCTATTTATGATAAACCTAAAACATGAGGTATTAAAAAGAGGTTTTGAAGTGGCTCATATTAAGACAGACTCTATCAAAATTCCGGACGCAACGCCAGAAATTATTCAATTTGTTATGGAGTATGGCGAACGATATGGATATACTTTTGAACACGAGGCTACATACGATAAAATGTGTCTTGTAAACGAAGCTGTGTATATTGCTAAGTATGCTTCAAAAAAAGTATGTGAGGATATCTATGGATATATTCCAGGCGATAATAATAAAAAAGAATTGACGTGGACTGCGACGGGTACACAATTTCAAGTTCCGTATGTGTTTAAGACATTATTTAGTAAAGAGGAAATAACGTTTGATGATATGTGTGAAACCAAATCTGTTACTGGTGCCATTTATCTTGATATGAATGAACCCCTTCCAGATGTAAGTCAAGACGATAAAGAACTTGAAAAAGTACTAAAAAATCTCAAAAATATACCTGAGCATTCTCAATATATTAACGATAAGGAACGCTTAGAAAAGATAGTCGCTAAAGGCCACGATTATCATTTTGTGGGTAAGGTCGGTCAATTCTGCCCGGTTAAAGATGGTTGTGGGGGAGGTGTTCTTTATCGAGAAAAAGACGGTAAATATTATGCTGTCGGTGGAACAAAAGGTTATCGTTGGTTAGAATCAGAAATGGTAAGAGAGTTAAATAAAGAGTCTGATATAGACCGTTCTTACTATGATGCAATGGTCGATGATGCTATATCTGCAATTAATCAATATAGCGATTTTGAATGGTTTGTTTCTGAGCAACCGTACGATAAGGAATGTAATGGTATAATACCATTCTAAAATAATTTTAAAAGAGGAGATTTATTTATGATTAATGAAATTTTAAAAATGGACAACGTTAGGATTATTCACAGAAATTTTTCAGGAGAAGCTAGCAAATTTAACCGTGAGGGGGACAGAAACTTTTCGGTAATTATTGATAATCACGATGTCGCACAGCAACTTTTAAATGATGGATGGAATGTTAAAATAAAACCGCCTAAAGAAGATGGCGACGAACCATTATGTTTTCTTCCAGTAAAAGTCAAATACAACAACGAGTATAAAAGATTAAATCCTACAATATATTTGCGTACCGGTTCAGCAAAAGATGCTAATATTAAATATAAAGATTGTTTTGATAATCAAGTGGTTTCTTCTCACCCGAGCCAAAATAAAAAAGTTGAACCTGGAACAAGAGTGCATTTAAAATATGTGACTCGTATGATTAAGTTGGGCGAGGATACTGTAGGTATTCTGGATGATATTGATATTTCAAACGTTGATTTGGATATTAGACCGTTTAACTATGACGTCAATGGTAAAACTGGAGTGGCGGCATATTTAGAATCCATGTGTGTAACCCAAGTAGTCGACCGTTTTGCGTTGAGGTATTCGGATGAGTCAACTGAAGAATAATTATTAAATAGGTAAGGGTTGCTGTGTATTAAGTGACCCTTATCCCTTTGAAAGGATTTTAAAAATGGCTATAAAATTATTTGATTATCAAATAAAAGCGGTTAATCAAATGAAAACCGGGTGTATTCTTTGTGGTGGAGTCGGCTCGGGAAAAAGTCTAACATCTTTATCCTATTATTATCTTCAGAACGGAGGTAATCAAGATAGTTTGCTTGGTGGTGAGCACTGCGTAATGGACGATCCTCCTAAAGATTTATATATTATTACGACTGCTAGAAAAAGAGATACTTTTGAGTGGGATGGTGAACTGGCTCCTTTTCTTCTTTCAACTAACCCAGAGGTAAATTTATATAGTAACAAAGTAGTGGTGGATAGTTGGAATAATATTGAAAAATATTCAGACGTTGTTAACGCGTTTTTTATATTTGATGAGCAAAGGGTTATAGGTAGTGGGGCATGGGTAAAATCTTTTTTAAAAATAACCAAATTAAACGATTGGATATTATTATCAGCTACGCCAGGTGACACGTGGCAAGATTATATTCCGGTGTTTATTGCTAACGGGTTTTATAAAAACAAAACCGAATTTACAAATGAACACATAATTTATAGTAGGTTTAGTAAATTTCCAAAAATTGATAGGTATGTTGGCACTGGACGGTTAATTAGGTTTCGTAATTTGATCCTTGTTAATATGGAGTTTCAAAGGAATACCGTATCGCATCATGAAGAAATAAGTGTTAAATACGATATTGAAAAATATAAGGACGTTTCTAGAACTCGTTGGGATCCTTATAAAAACGAACCCATAATAAATGCATCTGGACTTTGTTTGGTGTGGCGGAAAATTGTGAATACTGATGAAAGCAGACAAGTTGCCGTTTTGGAAATATTCGAAGCACATCCGAGAGTTATTATATTTTATAACTTTAATTATGAGTTAGACCTATTAAAAAAGCTTAATTATGGTAATGATGTAAAAATCGCTGAATGGAACGGGTTTAAACACCAGCCAATACCAGACAGTACACGTTGGGTATATTTGGTTCAATATAACGCTGGTTGTGAGGGATGGAATTGCATTCGAACAGACACCATAATTTTTTACTCCCAGAATTATTCATATAAAGTCATGACTCAAGCCGCTGGTAGAACTGATAGACTTAACACGCCTTACTCGGATTTATATTACTATCATTTAAAATCTCGTAGCGGGATTGATTTAGCTATTAGTAGAGCATTAAAAAATAAAAAGAATTTTAACGAAAGTAAATATGTCGAATGGCGAGACTAACACGCGAAAAAAACATCTTCTATTATGGAATAACTAAAACAATTATTTTATAGGAGGATTATTATGAAAAGAGTTTATTGTGTTAGCTGTTGGACAAAAAGAAATTTTATATTTATTTTTAACGTTAAATCATTACAAAAAGCGGTAAAAATTATGAATTGGAAAGTTTGGAAATATGCTAAAATAACAGAAAAAATTGTTGATAATAACAATATTAGAATGAAAAGTGAATGTATAGCTTATACCGGAAAATATTGAGCCTTAACAAGGGCTCTTTATTTTTATTTTGAAAGGATGATTAATTATGAGTATGTTATATACTGTTAACTTAAACAATATTGAAGCTCCCTATCACAGTGGTCTCGTGCAGAGAATCATAGATGAAATGTTTCCTATCACCATGCCTTACTTCCCCGGAAGTCCTATTAAAGTTTACTGTGAAGACTTCCTGACAGACCAAAAAAATGGGGACTTTGATACCGTCGGTATATTATATGCAATAGCTATATGTTTATTACGAGAAGAGTCTAATAAGGCCGATATCGAAAAAATAGAAATAAATCGATTCTTCAAAGAGTCCGAAGACGGTTGGAAAGAGATTGATGAGACCGAATACAACGAAAGAAAATCCGTGAAAATTGTATGATCAACGTTTCTATAGGCTCTTTTCTTTTTTATTTTATGGGGGGGGTGTGAAATGAGCGAAATAAATTCAGATAAAGAAGTATATTTTGACCAATATTGTCCCGCATGCGAATATAAGGACCTTTCTGAAGACTCTACACCGTGTGACGACTGTTTAAATAATCCAGTAAATACTTATTCGCATAAACCGATTAATTTTAAGGAAGCTAGGTGAGTTGGAATGAGTAAAGAAGAAACACTATATGATGCAGTTACAACGGCTATAAATGTGTACTCCAAAACACCCAGAGCAGTAAAGGAATTAGAGTACGGTGATATTATTTTAGACCAGAGTAACGGTTTAAAATATGACGAAGGAAAATTAAGAATGGATCTTATTCCGCCAATTGCTTATGAGGCTTTGGGTCGGATATTAACTTATGGCGCTGGCAAATACAAAGATAATAGTTGGCAAGGTGTTTCACCAGAACGATATAGAGCAGCATTAATAAGACACTTTGTCGCATATTTAAAAGACCCAAACGGAGTTGATGAAGAATCTGGGTTTAAACATATTGAGCATTGTTTATGTAATGCTATGTTTTTATGTTATTTTTCAGAGGAGGAGTGTAAAAAACAATAATCATTAAAAGGATTGGTTTTACATGCTTAAAATTATTAGAAGTTTAAATATTTTATTGATGGCGGTTAATATTACAACCGTCACTTTATTATATTTTAATCAACCAAAAGATATAATAAACGCACCGGAGTTTGTGTTTTATATTGACGACTGCGCAGACCAGTATTATAAAAATGTAGTTAGTGTTAATAATCCTTACCAAGCTGACTTCTCGCTACAAGAAATGGATATTGAGTTTGATATATTAAAGGCGTGTCCATTTACAAAAAAAGAGTTGGTATGTGCTTTTTCAAAAGGTAATTATAAAAATATTTTACCATATATAAATACTTTTCTTGAAGCAGAACAAAAATACGGAGTTAATGCTTTATATTTTATGTGCCAAATTGGTTTAGAAAGCGGGTGGTGTACGCACACATCTGGTAAAAATAATGTTGCTGGTTGGGCAAGGGTTGACGGCTCATATATGGAATTTAATAGTGTTGACGAGTGCATTTTATATGTGGCGTCAAAGTTATCTAGCAAATATAAGGATCGCGTCGGTACAAATATAGCAGACGTATGTAAACGATATTGCCCAAATGAGGATTATGTTTACACGTTATTAAGTATTATGAGCGACCAACAATACAAAATTATGGAGGGTTATAAATAATGGACGTGCTTATTATGGGTATTGTACTACCAATTATCATTATTTTTTTAGGGGCTGGGTTTTTAAAAAACAGTATACTGTATTTCAAAAGAGGCGAATTATTTTTTATGGCGGTCGATATATTTTTATCGCTATGGATGTTATTATTGCTAATTAAAGTGGTGTTTATGGAGGGTAATTAAAAATGTATGAAGAGGAATCTGCCTTTATTATTCAATGTGCGGTTAAAGATTGTTTAACAACCGCCGATAGAAATCGGCTTATTAAAATTGGCGAGCGTATTGGAATCATCGGTGAAAACACATTTAACAACACAGCAACTGTTTCGCCACCACATTTAGATTTATTTTCTATGCGAAATAAGATATATTAATAAACTCTTAACTATTTGAAAAAGGGGTATATATATGAAAGCACGCGTTCCTAGAAATCTTTCAAATTTAAGTCAAAAAGAAATACAAGCGGTTGTCGAGTCGGAATATGAGAAAACTAGAGACGAGCATGCTAAAAATTTTTCAGTAGGTTTTATTTCAGCTATTCTATACACTAAATTTATAAACACTAATATTAGTACCGCAAAGCTTAAACAGGAATTTTATGACTTAAAATCAACTTTTGAATTGATGCGAACCGGCTTTTTAGGTGTATCATTTGGTATACAAGACTGCGTCGATTGGGTTAAAAAAACATTAGATATTGATTTGGAAAAAGAAATGGAGGTAGAAGTTAAAACCATAAATTAGAGAGGACGTAAAAATATGTTTAATAAAAAATTAATTAAAAATAAAGTGGTTGCCGTAATGCTTATTATATTAGGTTTCAGTTCTTTAATTAATGGCGACGGGACTTTTTTACTATTTACTTTAATAATTGGAGGCCCTCTATTTATAACAAAAGAAAACTGGATTTTATAAATTGAGATTGACAAATAAAAAATTAACAGTTATAATTCATATTATTAACAGTTGAAAGGATCCAAATATCATGTTGAAAAAAAATATATTAGTAATAATTATGTTGTTAAGTGTAATGTTGTTGTATACTGCGTGTAGTGATAAAAAGGTGGGTACGAACACCAATAGCGTTTCAACAACGGAGGCTGTCGTTTATGAGGAGTTTACTTGGCCGACTAGTACTTTGGGCGCTATGTTACCCGTTCCCGAATCGAATAAAGGGGAGGTAACTCTAGAAACTTCCGAATTTATTATGATTGACGTTGGCGAATATTCACAACAACAGTTTGATACGTACGTTGATAACTGCTTTAAAAAAGGGTTTAGTGTTGATTATCACAAGACTTCATATCTGTATTCCGCTTATAATAACGATAAATATCGCGTGCAAATAATGTTTAATGAGGACACTAAACTGATGGATATTACCATTGAGTCGCCTAAAGATTAAAAATAATAATAAATTATAAGTGGTTTTTGCCCACTTTCCTTTTTGAAAAAGTGGGCTTTTTATGATTTTGTATGTTTTTATGATTTTAAATTTGTGTTTTTTATACTATTTTTATTAAAAAGCCCAAAAAAAGTGGGTTTTTGCCCACTTTCAAGGAACAAAAGTGGGCTTGAAAAAAGGCTAAAAAAGGCTAAAAAAGGCTAAAAATGTGTATAATATAAACAAAAACGTTTATATTTGGTATATTTTGGGTGTAAAAGCCCACTTGCCCACTTTTATTCTTAATTAATGTGAAAAAAAATATTTATTTATATATAAATAAGCAAAAAAAAGTGGGTTTTTGGGCAAAACAATATTTTTATATAAATTTTAGAACGGAGGGCGATTTGTTTGGCAAAAAAGAATGTCATAAAAAATATAGGTAAGGGTATAGAAGGCGCAAATACATTATTACAATTAGTGACCGCTGTCACTGCCTCTGTCGCAGTCTTTGCGGAACCAATAGGTGAAAAAATAGAATCACATAATGAAAAACAAAGACTACTAGTTAAAGTACCAGAAACATATTTAAAGGATTATCCGAAAACTCTAGAACAAGCTATTACAAATATTGAAGAAGTCGGTTTAAGACCAGACCCCTCACCAGTTCTTGTTAAAGATGCTAATATTAAATATAAAGATTGTTTTGATAATCAAGTGGTTTCTTCTCACCCGAGCCAAAATAAAAAAGTTGAACCTGGAACAAGAGTGCATTTAAAATATGTGACTCGTGATGTTATTGACGAAAGTATTCGCTTATTTACAGAATATGAAGAAAATAAACTAACAAAATACGAATTAAAAAATAATAAAAAATTCATTTCGGGTATATTGAAAAAAACAGTAACCAAAAACAAAGTCTAAAAATATTTTTATTAAGCAGAGATACTGAAGTGTGTCTCTGTTTTTTTGCACGCGAAAAAAACATGCCCTTTTATGAAGAGAAAGTTAAAATATGCACTATATTACTTTCTCTTTTTTATTTTTATTAAAAAAGAAAGGAGCTCAAATATGGCTAGAAGTTCTAGGTTAGAAAGCGGGTTTCAAGACAGGCTTGTTAAACGTTTAAAAATAATGTTCCCCGATTGTATGGTATTTAAAATGGACCAGATACAAGGTATTCCGGATTTACTAATTCTTCATAATAAAAATTGGGCTTCTTTAGAATGTAAAAAAACAAAAGTGGCTAATAAACAACCAAATCAAGAATTCTATGTAGGGCGTATGAATGAGATGTCATTTTCAAGATTTATATGTCCCGAAAATGAAGAGGAGATATTATATGAACTTCAACAAACATTTCAACCTCGAAGGACAACACGCGTTTCTCGGCGCAAGTAAATATCATTGGATAAATTATGATGAACAAAAAGTCGCCGATGTCTTTTCAAAATTATTGGCAGTTCAAAAAGGCACTGAACTTCATGATTTTGCAGCTCGCTGTATTAAATTAAGACAAAAACTTCCAAAATCACAAAAAACCTTAAATATGTATATTAACGATGCTATTGGGTTTAAGATGACACCAGAACAAGTTTTATATTATTCAGAAAATTGTTTTGGGACCGCTGACGCTATTTCTTTCAGGAACGGAGTGCTTCGGATCCACGATTATAAGTCCGGGGTTACTCCGGCAAATATAAAACAACTAATTATTTATACAGCGTTGTTTTGTTTAGAATATAAAATTAAACCATCTGATATTGAAATAGAATTAAGAATATATCAAAACGATGGGATTATAGTTTGTAATCCTACTACCGAAGACATAGTTCCAGTTATGGATAAAATTATAACCTTTGATAAAATTATAACAAAAATAAAATTAGAGGAGGCATTATAAGTATGTGTCCTTTCGAAAAAGATTACTTATTACATTATGGTGTACCAAAACGTTCTGGTCGTTATCCTTGGGGGTCTGGCGATAGTCCATACCAACATAGCGGGGACTTCTTAAGTAGAGTCGAAGAACTTAGAAAACAAGGCGCCACATATAAAGACGATGATGGTAAAGTTTGGCGAGGCGACACTGCAATTGCTAAAACAATGGGTTTGTCTACCACTCAGTTGAGAACGCAACTAAGTTTGGCTAAAGATGAACGTCGTTCTTTAGAAGTTGCTACTGCTAAAGGACTTCGTGAAAAAGGATATAGTCTACAAGATATTGCTACTAAAATGGGTTATGATAATGATTCCTCGGTTCGGTCTTTGTTAAACGATAATTCGGAAGCTCGTATGAACCAAGCTAAAACGACAGCTGAATTTCTAAAAAAACAAGTTGACGAAAAAGGCATGATTGATGTTGGTGTGGGAGTCGAAAAAGAACTAGGTGTATCCAAAGAAAAAATGAAGCAAGCTTTATATATGTTATATTTGGACGGATATGAGGTTTACGGTGGAGGAGTTCCGCAAGTAACTAATCCTGGTAAACAGACAAACATTCAGGTTCTTTGTCCTCCTGGAACAGAACATAAAGAAATATTCAATAACCCGAACATACAATCGGTTAGAGATTATGTGTCTCATGATGGAGGAGAAACCTTCGACCCAAAATTTGTATACCCAAAAAGTATGGATTCAAAACGCTTACAAATTCGTTATGCCGAAGACGGCGGAGTTGAAAAAGACGGATTAGTAGAAATTCGAAGAGGCGTCGACGATCTTTCGTTAGGTAAATCACGTTATGCTCAAGTTCGTATATTAGTTGATAATGACCGATATATAAAAGGGATGGCTGTGTATTCGGATAATTTACCAGATGGTGTAGATATTGTTTTTAATACTAATAAAAAAAAGAATGTTGAAAAACGAGACGTTTTAAAAAAAATAAGTGATGATCCTGATAATCCTTTTGGTTCACTAATTAAAGAAGGCGTAGTAGACCCGAACGACCCTATAAAAACAACTGGTGGTCAAAGTTATTATTATGATAAAAACGGTAAAAAACAACTTTCCCTAATTAATAAGAGAGCTGAAGAAGGAGATTGGAATGATTGGAGCGATAAATTACCATCTCAATTTCTTTCAAAACAAAATATAACTCTTATAAAAAAACAACTTGGTTTATCTGAAGCTGATAAACAAGCGGAGTTTGATGAAATATGCTCATTAACAAATCCGACTGTAAAAAAAGCGTTATTAAAATCTTTTTCTGATGATTGTGATGCGGCAGCCGTCCATTTACAAGCAGCAGCATTACCTAGACAAAAATATCAAGTAATAATACCTATTCCGTCATTAAAAGATAATGAAGTATATGCTCCTAATTATGAAAATGGCGAAAAAGTAGCTCTTATTCGTTACCCTCATGGTGGTACTTTTGAAATCCCCATATTAACAGTAAATAACAAACATACCGACTCGAGAAAAGTATTAGGAAATACGTCGACTGACGCAGTGGGTATAAACGGTAAAGTTGCAGAAAGGCTTTCCGGGGCAGACTTTGATGGGGACACTGTTATGGTTATTCCAACCGGAAACAAAATTAAAATATCATCAACCCCTCCATTAAAAGGTCTTGAAGGTTTTGACCCGAAGTTTGAATATGGTGGTAAAAAAGAGGGGTCTTTTAAAGTAATGAAAAACACTCAAACTGAGATGGGTAAAATTTCTAATTTAATTACCGATATGACTTTAAAAGGAGCAACCCAAGACGAATTAGCAAGAGCCGTTAGACATAGTATGGTGGTTATTGATGCCGCTAAACATAATCTAGATTATAAACAAAGTGCGTCTGATAATAATATAGCATCATTAAAAAAGAAATATCAAGGAACTATCGACAATGACGGTAAATATCATGAAGGGGCGGCCACATTAATTTCTAGGGCTAAATCTGAAACCTCTGTGTTAAAAAGAAAAGGTAGCCCTATAATTGATAAAGAGACTGGTGAAGTTAGTTATAAGGAAGTACACGAGGAATATTTTAATAAAAAAACAGGAACAATGACTGCTCGTATGCAAGCTAGCACTAAGATGGCAGAAGTAAAAGACGCCCACCTGTTATCATCAGGTACCCCCCAGGAAGAAGTATATGCTAATTATGCTAATAAGATGAAATCACTTGCTAACCAGGCGCGAAAAGAGATGATAAGCACTGGTAACATGAAGTACGACGCATCTGCTAAAACAATTTATGCTGATGAAGTATCCTCTTTATTATCAAAGCTTAATGTGTCTCTTAAGAACGCGCCTAGGGAACGACAAGCACAAATAATGGCAAACGGCATAGTAACTGCTAAACAGCAAAGTAATCCGGATCTGACCAAAAGCGAATTAAAGAAAATAAAACAACAAGCGCTAACCACCGCTAGAACTACTGTAGGGGCGCAAAGACAATTAATAAACATCACAGATAAAGAATGGGAAGCTATTCAATCAGGAGCAATAAGCGAAAACCAACTTAGTACAATTATTAATCATGCTGACATTGATAGTTTACGACAAAGAGCGACACCTCGTTCGTCTACAACTTTAAGTGATGCTAAAATTAACAAGATAAAACACATGAGCTCTTCTAATTACAGCACAAAAGAAATAGCTACCGCTCTAGGCGTTTCGTCGGCCACCGTATCTAAATACATTAATGGAAAGGAGTGAGTATAAATGGACCACACTTTTATGATAACCACCATTGATAATCCGTATAATCCATTTACCGAATTCACTTCTTGGTTTATGTTCGATACAGAAAAAGGTTATAATTCATGCTCTTATCTAGGAAGAATTGCTAGAACCTCGGAACAATTATCAGAAGAAGAAAACAATTTAGAAATAGAAAGAGCAATTGATGAGATAATAAAATATGATTTTAGAAATATATATAAGAAAATTTCTAATCAATAATTTAAATGTATATGTTTAATAAACCTGTGTTTAACTTTAATTTATTATTTCTTTAATAAGGGGGAGGGGGTGCTAAATTATACACCCCCTACTTCTTCGCGACCCTCCTTAAAAATTCCCCGGGGGTGCTTTTTGTAGAAACTTTTAACTTTAGTAGACTTATATCGCCGGTATTATGAACCCTTTTTCACGTTTTATATTTCTCCTTTCAAATATAATCGACTTTGTACCGGCGATATAAGTCTACTAGCAACGATTTTTAATTACATCGAGAGGACAGTAGAAATGATTAAAAGTAAAACCAACACTTCTTCTGGGGCTTCACGAAAAACTAGACCCGCCCTTACCCCAGAGGCACGAGAAAATCAGTTAGTATCATATGCTGTGGATCTTGCTGAAGAACAGTTAAGAAATGGAACCGCCTCATCACAAGTAATAACACATTATTTAAAAATTGGCTCAACCAAAGACCGACTTGAAAAAGATATTTTGGAGAAGCAAGCCAAACTTTTAGACGCTAAAACTAAAGCATTAAATTCTTTAGATAAACAAGAACTAATGTATGAAGAGGTTTTAGCCGCAATGAGGTCGTATAGCGGGGTATCTGACAACGATGATTAAAACATATTCTCGGCTACTAGATTTTTTAACGTTCGAAGAAAAGTATAATTATTTAAAACTTAACGGACAAGTCGGGGTTGATACTTTTGGTTTTGACCGAATGTTTAATCAAAAGTTTTATAAGTCAGCGGAATGGAAACGCGTTCGCGACCATGTGATAGTCCGTGATAATGGCGATGATTTAGGTGTAAGTGGGTATCCAATAGTTGGTAAAATAATAGTGCACCATATGAACCCGATTAAGTTATCGGACATACAAGAAGTAAACGAATATTTATTAGACCCAGAATACCTAATATCAACCACACTCGACACGCATAATGCGATCCATTACGGTGACGCACAATTATTAAGTAAAAATCCGATTGATAGGGTTAGGAACGACACCTGCCCTTGGATTAAATAATTTTTATAAAGGAGTAGTAAAAATGGGAAACAACCTAAACCGCAATATTAGTCAAATCTATAATCAGCACATTAACGCTGAAGAACAGTGGGGGGTTAGAAGTACGACAACCACCATTAACGAGTCTATCCCAGACAATATATTTAGCGAAGAACAACAAGATAGCGAGCAAATCCAAACAGAAACAATTATTAATTCCACTCCAACGTTATCAGAGGGCGATATTGATAGACAGACTAAGGAGACATTACATGAAATCGAGGATGCTCCATCGGGACCAAAAAAAGGTATAGTGGTAAATTGTTCAGTACTAAATGTACGTAAATACCCATCAACAAATTCTAACATTATGGCTGTCGTTAAATCCAGAGCGAGACTTAATATTATTGAGAGCGATCACACTGATTTTTACAAAGTTGTAACTGAGCAAAACATGACGGGCTTCTGTATGAAAAAATATATCGAGATTCAAAAGTAAAGGAGTAGTATGGATAGTATATTATCATCTATAAAAAAGTTAATTACCATTTCGGAAGACGACCATAGTTTTGATGATGATATTATAATGCACATCAATACTAATTTATCTATATTAACACAACTAGGGGTAACTACTAGTGGTGTTTTTTTTATACAATCTAGCAACGAAAAATGGTCTGACTATATATTAGATAACCAATTATTAGCTTTAATAATCCAATTCGTATATTTAAAAGTAAAGTTGGTGTTTGACCCACCGTCAAGCGCATCGGTAATTGAGGCTATTAACCGAGCTATATCTGAGTTGGAATGGCGAATCCAAGACTACGTAGATAAGTAAGAGGTGAAACATAATGAATAATCAGCTATACCATTATGGCATTATAGGTATGAAGTGGGGTAAGAGAAGATCCCCATCTACCAATTCAGCATCTGGAAAAAGAATAAACCTGAACAAGACAAAGTCGGCGTTAGACGACACTGGTAAGCTAATTAAGTCTTTAAAAGATCTAGACGAGGCCTTATATAAAAGCTCGTCAAAAACAAGAACGGACTTTAAACACATGAGTGATGACGAATTAAAAGCTAAAGTCGCCCGTCTGAATCTAGAACAAAACTATGCTCGATTAACCGAGCCACCAATCTCTAAAGGTCGCCAAAATGTTCGAAACGCTTTGGAAATCGGGGGTAGTGTAACGGCTATAGGAGCATCGTCAGTAGCAATAGCACTAGCTATAAAACAATTAAAGAAGGGGTAAATCATACCAGAATAAGGAGAAAACACATGGCGTTATCAAACACTGCCGTTCCAAAATATTACGGCATGTTCAGAGATGCCGTAACGAGCGGTTTAATCCCAGTAAATAAAGAAGTGTCTATGGAAATGAATCGGATTGACGAGTTAATTGCTAATCCTGGTATTTTTTATGACAGCGAAGCAGTGGAAGGATGGGTGCGGTATTGCGAAAACGAACTCACCTTAACTGACGGTTCTGATTTAGAGTTGTTAGATAGTTTTAAACTATGGGGGGAACAGGCTCTTGGTTGGTATTATTTTGTGGAACGAAGTGTATATGAACCAAACGAAGACGGGCATGGTGGACGCTATGTAAAAAAAAGAATAAAAAAACGATTAATCAACAAACAATATTTAATTGTTGGTAGAGGCGCAGCTAAATCTTTATATGATTCTAGCATTCAATCATACTTTCAAAACATAGATACGTCGACCACACAACAAATTACTACCGCCCCAACTATGAAACTAGCGGACGAAGTATTATCACCATTGAGAACAGCCATAACCAGAGCAAGAGGCCCCTTGTTTAAATTTCTAACAGCCGGTTCAATTCAAAATACAACGGGATCAAAAGCTAAACGAGTAAAATTAACGTCCACAAAAAAAGGAATCGAAAATTTTCTGACAAATTCCATTATTGAAATACGCCCCATGAGTATTGATAAACTACAGGGGCTTAGATGTAAAATTGCCACGGTCGATGAATGGCTTTCTGGTGACGTTCGAGAAGACGTTATTGGAGCTATAGAACAAGGCGCATCTAAAATCAATGATTATCTAATTGTAGCTACAAGCTCTGAGGGTACTGTTCGAAATGGTAGTGGTGACACAATCAAAATGGAGTTAATGAATATTCTTAAAGGTGAATATGTTAACCCACATGTGTCTATATGGTGGTATAAGCTAGATTCTGTTGACGAGGTTTCAAACCCTGAAATGTGGCTCAAGGCAAACCCAAATATTGGTAAGACGGTAAGTTATGAAACATATCAACTTGACGTTGAAAGAGCTGAAAAAACTCCAGCCGCCAGAAACGATATATTGGCTAAAAGATTTGGACTTCCTATGGAAGGGTATACTTATTACTTTACATATGATGAAATACAACCTCATCGAAAACGAGAATATTGGCAGATGCCATGCGCAATGGGAGCAGACCTTTCTCAAGGGGATGATTTCTGTGCGTTTGTTTTTTTATTTCCGCTCTCGGATGGTTGTTTTGGGGTAAAAACCAGAAACTATATTTCATCATTAACCTTGGCGAAATTACCATTAGCTATGAGAACTAAATATGATAAGTTTATGGAAGAAGGCAGTTTGGTGGTTCTAGAGTGTACTGTTTTGGATATGGATGATGTGTATGACGACCTTGACGCTCATATAATTAAGTGCGATTACGACATTAGGTGTTTCGGGTATGACCCATATAATGCAAAAGAATTCGTTGCGAGATGGGCCACTGATAATGGCCCTTTTGGAGTTGAAAAAGTAATACAAGGATCTAAAACCGAATCCGTTCCTTTAGGTGAATTAAAGAAGTATTCAGAAGAAAGAATGCTATTGTTTGACGAAGATATAATGTCTTTCGCCATGGGCAACTGTATTACATTAGAGGATAATAACGGTAATCGTAAGCTTTTAAAAACTAGGTATGACCAAAAAATTGACCCAGTAGCATCTATGATGGACGCATATATAGCATACAAGAGAAACAAAGACGCGTTTGAATAATGGAAGGAGAAAAAATCAAAATGAGTGACTTACCTTTTGGCGCTAGGCTAAAAACAGCTTGGAACGTATTTCTTAACAAAGACCCAACGCATGATTATATGGATTCTGGTTATGGTTATTCATACAGACCAGACAGACCTCGTTTGACTCGTGGGAACGAACGGTCGATAGTCACGTCAGTATATAACCGAATAGCTTTGGACGTAGCGAGTATAACCATTCAGCATGTTATATTGGACGAAAATGACAGGTTTTTATCGTATGTTAATTCTGGTCTAAACACGTGTTTGACTTTGGAAGCAAATGTAGACCAAACCGGTCGAGCGTTTATACAAGACGTAGTGATGTCAATGTTGGACGAAGGGTGCGTGGCGGTCGTTCCGATTGACACGGATGTCAACGACAACACACCATTGGGATTTGATGTTGAATCAATGCGGACTGGTAAGATATTAGAATGGTACCCAAACATGGTTAAAGTGAAAGCTTACAACGAACGGAAGGGGATTAAAGAAGATATAGTTGTACCAAAAAGTACCACTGCTATAATCGAAAACCCTTTATATTCAGTAATTAACGAACCAAATTCAACCATGCAACGTCTTATAAGAAAATTAAATCTTTTAGATGCTGTCGATGAGCAGAGTGGTTCTGGTAAATTAGACTTAATAATACAATTACCATTTGCTATAAAATCAGAGGCAAGACGGGCGCAAGCTGAAAAAAGACGACTTGATGTTGAAACACAACTATCAAATACTAAATATGGTGTCGCATATACCGACGGTACCGAGCGTATAACACAACTCAATCGACCCGTAAACAATAATCTGATGACACAAATAGAATATTTAACGAGCATGCTATATAGCCAGTTAGGTATTTCAGCTAGTGTGTTAGATGGTACTGCCGATGAAAAGACCATGCTCAACTATTATAGTCGCACTATAGAACCTATAATATCAGCTATTGTCGACGAAATGAAAAGATCTTTTCTAACTAAAGCTGCTCGAATTCAACGGCACTCAATAATGTTTTTTAAAGACCCATTCAGATTAGTTCCGTTATCCGAACTTGCTGAAATTGCGGATAAGTTTACACGAAACGAAATAATGTCGTCCAATGAAATTAGAGAGATTACTGGAAGAAAACCGTCGTCCGACCCAAAAGCTGACGAATTGAAAAACAAAAATATTAGTTCTGATGCTAATGAAGAAAAACCGACCGTAGGTAACGACGATGTTGACGCTAGTGGTTCCGACAATGGGATAACCGAGTCGCAATATATTCAAAGTATTGATGATATTGATGATATGGATGCTCAAATTAACGATCTTGAATCTATTTTTTTAGATGACGAACTAACCCATTATAGTAGTCAATATTATGACCCAGTAAAAGCCCACGAATATTATGAGCGCACTAAACAACTACGGGGACGTACTTCGACAGCTAGATTAAATGATGCTGGAAAAGAAGCCGCAAGTTATGTAAAAGATCGACTCACGGGCGAAAGAAAAAATAAAGTAGACAATAAACGAGAAACGACTAACGCTCAAATAAATAGCGAAAAAGAGCGGATGCAATCTAAAATTGACTTACTAAGAGAAAAACTTAAAAACATGGAGTCAGGTGATAAAGAAAAAAACAAAGACGCTATTAAATCTGAAATATTAGGTCTTAGAGAGTCAAATAAGATGCTTCGAGAAAAATTAAAAACCGTTTTTAAAACTACTAAAACTTCTTTAAAAAATGAGTATGATGAAAAATATGTCAATGAGCTAGATAAAATCAAAAGTAATTCGTCTTTCTTAAAAACAAGAAAAAGAAAGTAAGGGGGAATTTTCAAAATGGAGAAATACGATTTTTGTGGCTGGGCCACTCGAAACAACGTTAAGTGCTCTGATGGCCGAGTAATCATGCCAGATGCATTTAAACACAATGATGGCACAACAGTGCCCTTGGTGTGGAATCACGGGCATGCAGAACCATTTAACGTTCTAGGACATGCTAAATTGGAGAATAGACCAGAGGGTATTTATACTTATGGGTACTTTAATGATTCCGAATCTGCGCGCGCAATTAAGACCGCGGTTCAACATGGGGATATAACATCTTTATCTATATATGCCAACCATCTTAAACATAATCTTACAAATGTTGTTCACGGTTCAATTAAAGAAGTGAGTTTGGTTTTAGCTGGGGCTAATCCAGGCGCATTTATCGAAGACGTAATTTTACACGGCGACGACGAAGATGGTTCAGCTTATATTTTTACAGGAGAATTATTATCATTACAACATTCAGAAAATGAGGAGGGCTCAAAAATGAAAAACGGCGACCCAAACGCAAAACCAGACTCTGAAAAAACTGTTCAAGACGTGTTTGATACACTTAATGAAGAACAAAAAACAGTAGTCTATGCACTTATTGGACAAGCGTTATCTAACGATGACGACAATGAAGGAGATGAAAATATGAAACACAACGCATTTGAAAACGACAACGGAAACGATTCATTATCACACGCGGACACACAAGCCGTGTTTACTGACATTAAACGTTATGGTTCTTTAAAAGAGAGTGCAATAGCTCACGGTATCGAGGAAATTGGATACCTATTTCCAGATGCACAAAATGTTGACGCAACACCAACTTTTATCCGAAGAGACAATGGTTGGGTTGGAAAAGTTATGACCTCTGTACATAGAACACCATTTTCAAGAATCAAATCAATACATGCCGACATAACAGCAGACGATGCAAGAGCAAAAGGATACATTAAAAGCAACATGAAGCTTGAAGAAGTATTCACCTTACTTAAACGAACAACTACTCCAACGACAATTTACAAGAAACAAAAATTAGACAGAGACGACGTTGTTGATATTACTGATTTTGATGCAGTTGGGTTTGTTAAATTAGAAATGCGAGACATGCTTGACGAAGAATTAGCACGCGCTATTCTAATTTCTGATGGTAGACCTGGCTCAAGTAACGATAAAATAAGTGAATTGAACATTAGACCGGTTTGGAAAGACGATGATCTATACACTATTAAAACACCTGTTGTTGTATCACCTACAGCTACTACTGATGAAAAAGCCAAGGCATTTATCAGAGCTGCGGTTAAATCACGAAAAGAATACAAGGGTTCTGGTCAACCAACTCTGTTCACAACAGAAGATGTGCTAACAGACTGTCTATTAATGGAAGATAAACAGGGTCGAGTAATTTATGACACAATTGACAAGTTGAAGGCGGCACTCCGCGTTGTAGATATTGTCACTGTTCCAGTAATGGAAGAGCAGACGAGAACTGATACGGACGGAAAAGAAAGAACTCTACAAGGGCTAATATTAAATCTAAAAGATTATAATGTCGGCGCAGATAAGGGCGGGGCGGTAAACATGTTTGACGATTTTGATATCGATTACAACGCACAAAAATATTTAATCGAAACTCGTTGTTCTGGAGCCCTAACAAAACCTTACTCAGCAATTGCATTGGAACTCATTGAGTCTGAAGCAGCTGTAGGTTAGTAACCACTAAGGGGGAAATTAAAATGGCAAAGTTTTATGGGTCAATAGGATATGCGACTTTTACGGAAACAACGCCCGGTATTTATGAAGAAGTAATTACGGAGCGAAAGTATTACGGCGAATTAATTCGCAATAGCCGTAAGCTTCAATCATCCGAAAATATGAATGATAATATCAACGTTGCAAATGAAGTAAGCATTATATCAGACCCTTTTACTAATAATAATTTTCATTCTATGCGCTACATAGAGTTTATGGGAGCTAAATGGAAAATTACGAATGTCGAAGTTAAACCCCCTAGACTTATTCTTACTATAGGGGGGATATACAATGGGTAATAGATTGCTCCTACAGACAACATTGGAAGAACTTCTAGGCAGTCGAAATGTATATTATCAACCCCCGGCAACCGTCAAAATGACATACCCGGCAATTGTATATACTCGTAAAAACATCGAAAACGTTTTTGCTAATAACAAGACATATTCCCGTAGAACGGTATATGAATTAACCGTAATAACTAGTGACCCCGATAGTGAATTAGTGGATATAATATTAACACTACAAAACTGTAGACACGACCGTCACTTTAATTCAGAGTATCTGAGTCACGACGTTTTTACATTATATTATTAAGGAGGACTAGTAAATGTCTAAAATTATATGGGGCGAAACCGGCGCCCGTAAATACGAAACCGGTGTAGATAAATGCGTACTATATCCACAAGCGTCCGATGGGACATACCCAAAAGGGGTTCCTTGGAATGGATTAATATCTGTTACTGAAAGCCCTTCTGGGGCAGAAGCATCCCCTCTATATGCTGACAATGGTAAGTATTTAAATCTTATATCAGCAGAAGATTTTGGAGCATCGATTGAAGCATATACATATCCTGACGAATTTGCAGAATGTGATGGTTCAGCAGAAATAGCTACAGGGGTTATGATTGGACAGCAGAGACGAAAACCTTTTGGGTTATCGTATCAAACCAAATTAGGAAACGATGTTGACGCCGAGGAGTATGGATACAAACTCCATATTGTTTATGGCGGTTTGGCAGCTCCTTCCGAAAAAGGGTATCAAACAGTCAATGATAGCCCAGAAGCTATGACTATGTCATGGGAAATTACAACTACTGCACCTGCTCCTATTGAAGGTTTTAAACCATCGGCTTCAATAACTATTGACTCAACTAAAGTTGACGCGTCAAAATTAGAGGCTTTGGAAACAATTTTATATGGTTCAGAATCTGCGGATCCAAGACTACCCCTCCCAGCAGAAATTGCAAGCTTGTTCCCAGCAGGGTAATCGCATAAATAATATATTAAATTAGGGACGCGGTAATACTAATCGCGTCCTTTTACTTTTGAAAGGAGAAAAATATGTTAAAAAAGCAAATAACTTATACTGACTATAACGGAAATCAAAGAACGGAGGATTTCCATTTCAATTTATCAGAAGCTGAAATTATGGAAATGGAACTCAGTGTTTCTGGAGGTTTAGCAGAAATGATACAAAAAATCATTTCAACGCAAGATCAACCAACAATTATCAAGATATTCAAAGATGTAATTCTCAAGGCTTATGGTGAAAAAAGTCCTGACGGTAAAAGGTTTATCAAATCCGAAGAACTGTCGATTGGTTTTGCTCAAACAGAGGCATACTCTCAATTATTTATGGAACTATCAAGAGACGCTGAAGCCGGAGCAGCATTTATTAATGGGGTAATACCAGCCCATAAAGCGGCTAGTACCATCGAGAAACCAATTATCCAAAACAATAGCGAGTCAGTTAATTAATTATACAAGGAGGTGGCGTAATGCTTCAAGTAATAATTCCCGGAATGGAATATTGGGACGAAAAAAACGAAGAGTTTATAAATACAAACCCCCAAACGATACAATTGGAGCATTCGCTAGTCTCCATTTCAAAATGGGAAAGTCGCTGGCAAAAAACATTCCTTTCAAATAATAATAAAACAACGGACGAAATAATGGATTATATACGATGCATGACCATAACCCAAAATGTTCAATCAGATGTCTATACTAGACTAACTCCAGAAAACATAGACAGTATTAATAGTTATATTGATGAGCCAATGACTGCCACGCGCATACCGATCATTAAAAACTCGGTGGGTGCTAAAGATAGTTTGACTTCCGAAATAATTTATTATTGGATGATAAGTTTGAACATACCACTTAAATGTGAAAAATGGCATTTAAACAGACTACTAACACTAATTCGAGTTTGCGACTTTAAAAACAACCCTCCAAAAAAACGTAGTCAGCGAGAGTTACTGAGTCAAAACGCTGCCCTAAATGCAGCTCGTAGAAAACAATTAAACACTAAAGGATAGATGATTATGATAAGTTTTAGGGGAAAGGGGGACTTCTCCAAAACCATAAAAATGTTAGAACGCTCAAAAAAAGCAATGTCCAAAATTAATATGGACAAATACGGTCAAGAAGGAGTAGCCGCCCTTTCGTCTGCAACCCCTGTGGAGTCAGGCTTAACGGCTAGTTCGTGGTCTTATAAAATAACGAGAAAAGCCGGTTCGGTCACAATATCTTTCTACAACTCGAACGTCCAAAACGGAGCCCCGATAGCCATATTATTACAATACGGACATGGGACTCGTAATGGCGGTTATGTTCAAGGGCGAGATTATATTAACCCCGCAATTCAACCTATTTTTGATAAAATAACAAAAGACGCCTGGAGGGAGGTTATTAGAACATGAGTACCGAAATCGACCAAAAAATTGTCGAGATGCAATTTAACAACAAGCAATTCGAAAATAACGTTCAAACAAGTTTGTCTACCTTAGAAAAGCTTAAAAAAGGATTAAACCTCTCGGACTCGGCAAAAGGATTAACGGCCATTGGTGACACAGCTAATAAAATGTCTTTTACTGGCTTAACCAACGGTATAGAAGCCGTGCGATTAAAGTTTTCAGCACTAGAAGTAATGTCTATTACAGCGCTCGCAAATATAACCAACTCAGCAGTTAACGCAGGTAAAAGAATAGTTTCGGCTCTAACAATCGACCCAATTAAAACTGGTTTTTCGGAATATGAAACAAAAATTAACTCCATTCAAACAATCCTATCTAACACATCTAGCAAAGGCACGACCATGGCCGATGTTACTAGAGTAATTGGAGAGTTAAATACATATGCCGACAAAACAATTTATAATTTTGCCGAGATGACCCGTAACGTTGGTACGTTTACAGCAGCTGGTATTGATTTAGATAAATCAGCTAAAGCTATTCAGGGCATCGCAAATTTAGCTGCTAGCTCAGGTTCAAACTCTCAACAAGCTTCAACTGCTATGTATCAACTTTCCCAAGCATTGGCTTCCGGTACAGTTAAGCTTATGGACTGGAACTCCGTGATAAACGCCGGTATGGGTGGTGAAAAATTTCAAAATGCTTTGAAAGAAACCGCTAAACGTCATGGTGTGGCGGTCGAAAAAATAATTAAAGATAGTGGTTCATTCAGAGATTCACTGCAATCAGGATGGATAACAGCTGATATTCTTAACGAGACGCTTAATAATTTTACAGTTGATGGAGCCACAAACTACGCAAAAAGTATGATGGAGTCTGGAAAATGGACTCAAAAACAAGCTGACGCTCTTATAAAAGAAGCCACCGCTATGGAAGATGCCGCAACAAAAGTTAAGACATTTACTCAGTTGTGGGATACACTCAAAGAAGCGGCTCAATCTGGTTGGTCACAATCTTGGGAATTAATCATAGGAAACTTTGAAGAAGCTAAAAGTCTACTGACAAATGTTTCAAATGTTATAGGTGGAATGATTGGGGCTTCTGCTGATGCTCGTAATGAATTGCTCACCGAATGGGGGAAACTTGGTGGGCGAACCGCTTTAATAGATTCATTCCGAAATACCTTTGAGAGTGTCATAAAAATAATAACACCTATTAAAGAGGCGTTTCGTGAAATTTTTCCTCCAACCACGGCAAAGCAATTGGTGGCGTTTACAGAGGGTTTAAAAGTATTAACCTCAAAATTAAAAATTAGTAATGAAACCGCTGATAAATTAAAAAGAACTTTTAAAGGTGTTTTTGCCATTTTAGATATTGCTAAACAAGCGTTTTCAGCGGTGTTTGACGCTATAAAACCATTGTTTGGCGGGGTGTCAGAACTTGGTGGAGGAATATTAGGAATAACAGCGTCGTGGGGAGACTGGTTAGTAAAACTAGACGAAACCATTAAAAAGGGTGACTTGTTTAATAAAATATTATCTCCGATAGTAGAAACAATAAAACGAATTGCGACGGCTATAAAAGATTTTATTCAAAATATCAAAGCAAAAATAGAAGCTCCGGGAATAGAATTTTTACATGCCATGCTCGAAAGAGTGCATGATAGAATGTCGAGTATTGGTGACGCAGCCGGTGGCATGAAATCAGCCACGACAGTAGCAATAACAGCTATGGGGGACGCTCTTGAAAAGAGTAAATTCTTTACATTATTAGAAACTTTGTGGAAAGGCGTCACATCAATTGTTGGCGGTATATCAAAAATATTAGGTGGGTTAGTCGGGGGTTTTGTTAAAAAACTAGGTAACACCGATTTTAGCGGGGCTATTGACGCAGTCGCTGGGATATCTCTAGGTGCGATCGGTTTTGCTATAAGTAATTTTATCAAAAGTCTTTCTGGTCCGTTAGATAGTCTTAGTGGGATAGGCAAAAATATTAATGGTATTTTAAACAGTGTTAAAGACACGTTCAAAGCATATCAAGCTCAACTGAAAGCTGGCGTTTTACTCAAAATAGCAATAGCTATCGGTATTTTAACAGCGTCGTTAGTAGTTATTTCATTAATAGACAGTAAAAAATTAGCCGAGTCATTAGCCGCTATTGGTGTATTGTTTGGCGAATTAATAACTGCGATGGCATTATATCAAAAAATAGGCACTAATGTTAAAGGCGCAATTAAGGCTTGCGCTTCAATGGTTTTAATGTCCACTGCAATACTTATATTATCAGCCGCTTTAAAAAACATAGCGAGTCTTGATACTGGTGAACTAGTAAAGGGGCTTGTCGGTATAGCGGTTTTATCCGGTATTATGGTAGCTTCTGCTAAAATTATTAGTAGTGGAAAACGAACCGTGATAAAAGGGGCTACCCAGATGGTTATATTTGCAGCGGCTATAAAAATATTAGCTTCTGCATGCACTGATTTATCTAAACTTAATTATAAAGAATTAACAAAGGGTTTAATAGGGGTTGGTGTTTTATTAACCGAAATTTCCTTATTTTTAAGGACTGCTAAATTTAGCGGTAAATCAGTCGCTACCGCTACTGGTATTGTTATATTAGCCGCGGCAATCAAAATACTGGGTTCGGCGTGCAAAGACTTCGCTCAAATGAGCGTTAAAGAAATAATTAAGGGTTTGGGTGCCATCGGGGTACTGCTTGCCGAAATAACCCTATTCACCAGATTTACAAGCAATGCTAAACACGTGGTTTCTACGGGTGTCGCGTTAATAGCGATTGGCGCCGCCATGAAAATATTAGCTTCAGCACTAAAAGACTTTGCGTCGCTATCCTTGTCACAAATAGGTAAGGGACTTTTAAGTATGGCTGGGGCTTTAACCGCCATAACAATAGCCCTTAGATTTATGCCAAAAAATACGGTAGGTCTTGGCGTTGGTTTAATTGCAGTTTCGACAGCACTACTTATACTATCTAAAGCGCTCAGTTCCATGGGTAACATGAGTTGGACAGAAATTGCAAAAGGATTAACCGCTTTAGGCGGAGCTATTGCCATTTTAGCAATTGGATTAAACTTTATGAAAGGGACCCTCTCTGGTTCAGCGGCGTTACTAGTAGCAGCCACTGCGTTAGCTATATTAACACCAGTGTTGAGTATTTTAGGCGCCATGAGTTGGAAGTCTATCGCTAAAGGGTTAACCGCTATAGCCGGCGTATTTGTAATTCTAGGTGTAGCAGGACTTGTGTTAACGCCAGTTATACCAGCCATATTAGCTCTTAGTGGGGCATTAGCCTTATTGGGCGTTGGTGTAGTGGCTCTTGGCGCAGGATTACTTCTTGTCGGGGTTGGATTATCCGCAATTGCTATTGGTATTACGGCGTTGTCAGCGGCGGTAGCCGCGGGTGCAACCGGAATAGTGGCATCATTATCCATCATTATAATGGGGTTAATTGATTTAATTCCGGCAATTGGTAGAAAAATAGGCGAAGGAATAATTGAATTAGCAAAAGCAATTACCGAAGGTATACCGGCTATCGGTAAGGCTGTTGAAGCAATTATATTAACAACAGTCAAAGTATTATCAAAATGCGTCCCAGAAATAGTGGATGGCGTATTAGAAATAGTAGAAGGCGTACTTGTTGCGTTGGTAAAACACACCCCAAAAATAGTCGATTCAGTGTTTAAATTCTTGATTGCCGTTCTTGATGGTATTGCACGAAATCTACCAGCGTTAATTAAATCAGCTGTAAAAGTCGTTATGGCATTTTTCAGCGGAGTAGTGGACGCGTTAAAAGGTATAGACACTAACATACTTTTAAAAGGTCTTGTTGGAGTCGGTTTATTATCTGGTATAATGATTGCGTTATCTGCGGTGGCAGCTTTAGTCCCTGGGGCAATGCTCGGCGTTCTTGGTATGGGCGGAGTTATAGCCGAATTAGCTCTTGTTTTAGCGGCTATAGGAGCTATATCTAAAATCCCAGGTTTATCTTGGCTTATAAATGAAGGCGGAAAATTCATGCAGGACATTGGTACTGCCATAGGCTCATTTATAGGTGGTATAATTGGCGGCGTTATGGGCGGGATATCTGCTCAGTTCCCAAAAATAGGAACCGATTTATCTAATTTCATGACTAACATTCAACCTTTTGTGGACGGAGCAAAAAACATAGACCAGTCAGCAATGGCAGGGGTTAAAGCACTAGCCGAAATTGTTCTTATTTTAACTGCGGCCAACATCCTTGAGGGGCTGACCTCGTGGTTTACCGGTGGCTCATCTCTTACTAAATTCGGAAAAGAATTGTCTGAATTTGGTCCATATTTTAGAAAATATTATGATTCGGTAAAAGGCATGGACGGCTCTGTCGTAGAAGCCTCGGCTAACGCGGCAAAAGCTATTGCTGAATTTGCTCGGGAGGTTCCGAATAGTGGTGGGTTAGTAAGCTTATTTACTGGAGACAATACTCTTTCTAAATTTGCTAACGAACTTGTGGCGTTCGGGCCAAGTCTTAAAAAATACGCTGATAGCGTACAGGGGTTAGACGCGAGCGTAGTCACTAACTCTGCAAACGCTGCTAAAACTATTATAGAATTTGCTCGAGAGGTCCCTAATAGTGGCGGATTAATCAGTTTATTTACCGGAGACAACACTCTTTCTAAATTTTCGAATGATTTAGTGAAGTTCGGTCCAAGTCTTAAAAAATATGCTGATAGTGTAAAGGGTTTAGACGCGAGCGTGGTTAATAACTCGGCAAATGCAGCCAAAACAATCGTAGAGTTTTCTAGAGAGATACCTAATAGTGGCGGATTAATTAGCTTATTTACTGGGGACAATAAGATTTCTAAATTCGGAAAAGAACTGGCAGTATTTGGACCAAATCTTAAAGCATATGCAGATAGCGTAATGGGTCTAGACTCAAACGTGGTCATTAATTCGTCAAAGGCCGCAGAAACATTAATAGCGTTTTCTAGAGAGATACCTAATAGTGGAGGTCTAGTTAGTTTATTTACTGGTGACAACAACGTTGCTAAATTCGGAGCCAATCTCACTTCATTTGGTCAAAATTTTGCAACATATGCTAACGACATGAAAACGGTAGATTCAAATATAGTTACCGCGACTTCTAACGCGGCGGCTTCTATTATAACACTACAAAAAAGCCTCCCAAAAGAAGGTGGATGGTTTGTAGATAATGCCACTTTAGCAGACTTTGGAAAAGATATGTCTTCTTTTGGGTCTTATTTTGGTAAATACTATGAATCTATTTGTAATATCAACACGAGCACGCTATCTGGTGTTATCGCCGAAACAAATAATTTGGTCGCAATGGCTAAGGGAATGGGTGAGATAAATACAAAAACATTAAGCTCATTCGGAAAAGCATTGGCGTCGGTAGGAGAAAAAGGTATTACCGATTTTATAAACACGTTCACCAATGCAAAAAACAGAGCTATTATAGCGGCGTCAGAGTTTGTGGGTAACTTTGTTTCAGGAATTAATGCTAAAACGAACGATATCAAATTAACAATAACTAATATAATCAGTACTGCACTAACGTCTTTTGACGAAAAAAAATCGACTTTTTATATTAGTGGCAATCAGGTAATTAACGAGTTTATAAAAGGTATTAAATCCGTAGGCAATACAGTAAGCACCACATTAGTAGCCATGCTCAAATTAGCTTTGTACGATATGTCGTATAAATACGTTGATTTTGTCGCTGTGGGTGGTAACATGGTAAACGGTTTCGTGGCTGGTATTAGCGCTAACACGTATAAAGCCGCTGCGACAGCAAAGGCTATGGCGTTGGCAGCAGTTGACGCCGCCAAAAAAGAACTGGATATACATTCGCCATCAAAAGTGTTCTATGCGATAGGCGGATACGCTGGGCAAGGTTTTGTAAACGCTTTTAGTGATTATGGAGCAAATGCGTACCAAGCTGGTTCTGGGATTGCCAACGCCGCTAAAGAAGGTCTCGTTAATGCAATATCAAAAGTAACCGACTTTATTAATGGCGACATTGACGTTCAACCTACAATCCGCCCAGTATTAGACTTATCAAATGTTGAATCTAACGCTAAAAGGATGACTGCGTTATTTAGTCAACAACAGGCTATGTCTATTGGTTCATCTATGCGCCAACGGGCTGTCGATGTAAATCAAAATGAAGTGTCATCCGGCTCTGGTGGGATCGTTCTTAACTATAAGCAATATAATAATTCGCCTAAGGCGTTGTCTAGTCCCGAAATATTCAGACAGACAAGAAATCAATTATCTGCTGTGAAAGGATTGATAAGAAAATGATAAAATCTTTTACGATTATAAATCATTTAGGCGAAAGTATTAATTTAGATATTAGGAGGCCTGAGCAATCGGGCTTCTTAATTACTTCTGTTGCGGGGCTAACGCCAACGAACGCTACCATTAACACAACGGATAATTCGTATAGCGACGGGACGCTAATAAATTCCGTCAAAAAAGAACAACGAAATATAGTTTTTAACATAACGTTTGTCGACACCGAAAACAAAGAGTCTATTGAAACTGTTCGTCAAAAATGTTATAAATATTTCCAAGTAGCTCACAAAATTACCATACTTGTTGATACTGATTATCGAACATATAAGATTAAAGGTGTGGTAGAAACAAATGAAATAGATATATTCAGTCAACAAGAAGGCTCTCAAATATCTATTATTTGCCCAGACCCATACTTTAATAGTCTTACCTATAATTCATTAATGATGGCCGCTATTCAACCACGGTTTAAGTTTCCGTTTAAAATACAGACTCAATTTAAATTTGCTGAGCGACGGATGTCTGTGATCGATAATTTTATAAATGATAGTTCCGTTGAGGTTTATCCAATTATTGAATTTTTAGCAAAAACCGAACTAACCAACCCATCCATAATGAACATCAATACTTATGAAAAAGCAAAAATAAATATAACATTAACCGCCGGAGACAAGGTAGTAATTGACACTCGAAAAGGACAAAAAAGTATTATATTGTATTCGGGAAATATACTGGCAAACATATTCAACTACAAAGACAGTTCTTTTAGGTTTTTTAAATTACATGTTGGTGATAATTATCTAAAATATGATGCTGACATTAATCCAACAGGTTTACAAACTACGGTTAAATGGGAAAGCTTATATGGAGGAGTTTAAATGGATATTAATATTTTTGATGATCAATTAACCCCGTTAGGTATCGTCGACGGATACACAAGTTTGATTTGGATTCGACGATTTTTTCAAAATGGAACATTCGAACTTGTTACCCCAATTAATAGTTTAATCATGACGTTTAACATTATAAAAATTGATAATGACGACGAAGTCGCATTTATTGACACTATTAATATCACAAAAGACGACGATAATAATACGTACGTAAAAATAAATGGTGCTTTTTACAGTGCAAAATTAAAACAACGAGTTATACTACTGTCGGCAAACGATCTTAAAAGTTTAATTGAAAATAATTTACGAGGTCTGAATATCGTGATATCCGATGATTTTGGAACTATACCAATCAACGGAGACGTTGTGGGTAAAAATCTAGGTGAAGTAGTTGAATTTTTAGCAAAAACATATAATTTTGGATATAAAGTTATTGTTGACAAAATTACTAATAATTTAGTCTTTAAAATGCTAAATAGCGTTGATAGAAGTAATGACCAAACAGACAATCCCGTGGTTGTGTTTTCTCAAGAATATGAAACCCTACAAAGCTGTGAGTATTTTAATTCTAATTACGGAACAATTAACACCGTGTACGCCAGATGCAATGTTCCATCGGGGGTTGTTCCTTGTACGCCACCATATTATAATATCATACCCGACGAGGGCGTTGAACGTTTTGAGGCGTATGTTTTAGTTGACGCGGTTACATACGACGTACAGATGCCAATTTCAGAAGGCGAGAGTATAACGGTAACCTATCTTGACTACAACACCACATTAGAAAACATGAAAGTGGAGGCTGAAAAAGCGCTAATACCACAACAAGAAAATTTTGAGGGTGACGTCCAAATATCCAGCGAATATAAAAATGACTACGATTTAGGGGATGTTGTTACTATATTTAATGATGATTGGGCAATAGCAATCAATCGACAAATTACAGAAATTACTGAAGTATATACAGATGGCTATATGACCGCGACACCGACTTTCGGTGTACCCCGACAATATTATTAAGAGGTGATTAAATGGCAATAGAGAGTGGCTTTTTTAACGATGTCTATTACACGGCTGATACGTTTAATACGATGATTTCTGGATTAATAGGTGACGGTGCGTCGGCTTCAATCGCAGAATGTTTCCAAGTAAAACAACACGCAAATATGACTTGTGTCATTAGACCGGGGTTTTTATGGTTTCCTTCTGGTCGGTTTACTAAAAATACAAGTGATCTAAATATGGTGTTTGACGCTGCAGATGGCTCACTACACAGAATAGACCGGGTGGTGGTGAGAGAAAATTTATCAGATAATACAACCGGCGTTATTATTGTTAAAGGCTTATTATCCGATAATCCAGTCGCACCAGATCTTGTTCGTAATGGCACCAATTATGATAAAGGTCTAGCAACTGTTTATATTACTGCAGGCACCACATCAATAACCCAAGATATGATAACAGACACTAGAGGAGATTCTGATGTTTGTGGATATGTGTACGGTGTTGGACAAAAGATAAATACGACTGGGGTTTTTGCTCAGTATGAGGCGGAATGGTTAAAGCTTAAAAATATCATGTCGGCAGAAGACCCCGTTGCCGCATTGCTTATCAGAATAGAAACTCTCGATAAAAACTGTTCCGACAAAATAAAAAAAATGAGTTTAGGAGGAATTTAATATGGCTATAACTGCTAAAAGATTTATAAATCAAATAGATTTATCAAATGTTTTTAAACCATATAATTTGAGTTATAAAAATAACTATTCTGGAGAACTATATACCCCAGCCCAAACTATAGAACTAAACAATTATATAGTGCATTTTGAAGGTTATGGGTATGAAGTATTTAACAAAACAACCCTTGCTTCAGTAGCTGTTGGCGCGCTCCCACCCCAAGTTGCATACTGGTGTGTAAAAAGAAGATTGGATTCAGACTCAATAATTATGGTTGGGACCAGTGATGGTGTGGGTAGAATGTTATCGGCGCAAGTGCTTTCTGTGTATAATAATGCAGTTAGTATTGGAAATTCTTATGCTATTACGTCGGATAGAAGTCTGCATAATTTAACAGTGTCGCCAGATAATTCGAAAGCAGTTATAACTTTTGTTACGGCATCTAACCCATATAATGCTTATGCCTTATGCGTATACAGCCCGACCACTAACACCGTATTAACTGTGGGGACTATTTTAACTGTCACAACCACTGATATGGCACATAGTGCTTTCTTGGGGGCCGCTTTTTATAGCAACACGAGTGTAAGATTCTACTATATAACCACGGGCGGGTTAACATATACTAAAAGCTGTACCCTATCAGGGGTAAGTTTAATAAGCCTTTCAGCGTACACACAAACGGATACGGCTATAAATGTTGGTAACACTGTTTACTACGGTTTTTTCCAAGTGTCATATACCAAAGCAGGCCCTGTCCAGTTTATATATAACGGTGATGGCACGGTTACGATGCTTCAAGGTTCTGATAACTATGGTTCGTTTTATGTTTATACCATATCTGGAACATCAGTCGTGTATAAGGGCTACCTCTCACTCAGTAGTTATGCAATAATTGGGCAACCTGTATTTAAACATAATGGCCAAATATATATTTGTGGCACGTCCTTACGTATGGCTGACCTATCGACAATTTCTACTAACCTTGTCTCTGGGCAAAGCATAGACGGCGTTGTAGGAGAATTTGTGTCTGTAACCGGGGTTGGCTTGGTTAAAGGCACCTTAAACTCGATGCTTAAACTATATAATGGTGATTTCTACAAATTAATAGTTAATACTGATAAACAGATACAAATAGCCAGTATATATATGGGGTCAAACATTTACCCTTTAAAAAACGTATCAAATACCGTGCCATCAACAGCTTTTCAAATTAGGATTAATGGTACGCCGTTAAACATGACCGTTTTATCAAGCACCGATAGTACGGGCGGTGCAACGTTGTTGCCAAATAGCCCAATAATATTAAATGCCGGTGATACATTAACAGTATCTTGGCAGGAAGGCACCACTTGGAGACCGGTAGATGTCAACGTATTTGGTTTAGAGGAGGAAATATAAATGAAAATTTTAGTTGAAAAAATATCGAATAGCGTGGTCGTTACTAGTAATGAAATAGAGTTGCTGAATGGTAATTATATTTTTAACGATTCATCATTTTCCAGCGAAAATTTTATACTAATTGAGCAGGACGTATCGGAAGAGGACGATTTAAAAAATATGGTTTATATAGATGGGGCGTTTGTTCTAAAGCCAGTTGAACCCCAAGAAGTTATAGATACAATTGTTTCTGACGAAGAAATTGATACTGCCCTTAAAAAGGCCAAGCTTGAAAAAATAACCCTATCAAATACTATGTTAGAAAAACATTTATCCGAAAACCCTTTGTTTTCAGATTGTCATGGTGGCAAGCTTGGGTGTTACACTGTAACTAAAAGTAAACAAACCGAGTTGGCTAATGTTTTCTTGGTACATTCTCTAGCTAAACAAGCTGGCGTTCCAGATACGCTAATGTGGAACGAATCTGGCGAATCATGCGTCGAATGGGCGGAAGAGGAATTAACAGTTCTGGCTTTACAAATAAAAGCGTATGTCGCCCCTGTTGTCGCTCATCAAAGGCATTTGGAGACACAAATAAATGCTTGTATAACTTTAGACGATGTTGCAAAAATTGAGGTGAGCTATGATGATTTTAAAATTGCTTAAAAAATATTCATTTCTTTTCTATTTCGGCGGTGCAACTTATGTAACTATTGAACTTTTTGGACGAGGGTTTTCGCATTGGAGTATGTTTTTTCTTGGTGCATTATGCTTCATATCCTATGGGTTAATAAATGAAGTTATACCATGGGGTATGCCGATATGGTTACAAATGCTTATCGGTGCAGTTATAAC